CTTACTCCACCTCTGCAGTTATCGGGTAAGTTCCACTCTCCTGACACGACTAGACCCACTAAACACACATAACCATTCTTAATTAACTTGACTCCTTTAAGCAAATCCACTTCCGATATATTGTCGTTATCTGTAGCCATTATCTTGTCGACGGTCGAAATCCTGACCGACTTCATTCTTGTTAATGCAGCCGGCAAGACTTCTTCCGCTTTCGACATGTTAATGAACTCCTCGATATTGACAATAGACTTGGAAGACATAGCTCAAACAGTCGACCTAAAGAAAAAGAGACTTAAACAAGACTTTATCACTCAAAAATTTTACAATACACTTATAAACAAACGCACCCGGAGGGGCAGTTCTATGAACTTCCCGCACCGCCTCATCTAACTGTGTGTAATACGCACAATTATTTAAGGACTTAGAAACATCTGCCAGTGAAACACGAAACTCTTCCAGATGCTCCCTATCTGTTATATGCTTAGCACCTAACTTAGAGATTATCTTTAGAGGATCGACGTATACAATAGCCCCCCTGTCATGATGAATGACATATCGACCGCAGAAATAGCCGTATGTCTTTTTGAACAATTTTGCTTCAAAATTCCACATCAAATTTGCACAGCTCTGGATATCTGGTAACTCACATCCCTTCGGCAAATAGACTAGACTATCATCACCGCAGAAGGCCGCTTTGATAACCTTTTCCATCGGCAACATTGATGCCAAACAGGCAGCAATAATAACCGTATTACCAATGAACGTAGTGACGTCACCGCTTTTTCTTTGATACCACAAGCATGTTTTTATCCCAGATGTGAAATCTTTAAGAGTAGTTCTCCTGTGTCCTTGTTTCCACACTTCAGCCAGGAAATCGTCTATTCCTAAACGTCTCCAAATCTCATACTCCACAGCGCAATGGAACTCGTTTTGACTTTTATCATATTTACTTATGTCGAGTTCGAGCACTTCCATAGGTTGACTAGTATCCAAATCCGAAAAAAACTCTTCAATTTGTTCCGGAGTTCTCCTTGTAAAAAATAGGAACCTCGAAGAATCTATTGCAGATAGCATCTGGCGCGTTAATTCCGAGAATATCGGTCCGAACAGCGCGTTGATCTTCTTCGAATGGTACACTATAGTTTGCAACGAAGGATACTCACTTTGGATCGATAAATCCAATTTTTGCTTCGGCTGGGATTTAATGATATGTCTATATTGATCAATAGCCGGTAAATCGATAAAATCAAAATCGGCTAATTGACCTATAGTAGACTTCTCTTGCTTTTCCATCCAGCGAATGAGAGCTTGCCTATCTATTATATTTTTTCCCCCAGAATCGCCTAAGCTGCAACTGGAGATTTTATCTTTAAGAAAATAACTATCAAAAAACCTATCCACGACTACTGAGGCAGTGTTTTCTATGTCTACAATTCCAGATAACTCTGGACTGTTGAAATTTCTTTTGATCATAGCCACCAAATTTTCCAGTAAACCGCTTTGCCTAGGTTTTTCAGCAGCCGTCCTTATGACCGGAGTCAAAGGCGACTGAAGTTTATCCTTGGGCAGCGGCACCGACTTAGAAAAATCAAGTGTGCAGTCCTTAACATTAAGAGAAATATCTGCGTTGTTAATAGTTACAGCGTCGAAATCATTCAACACTGTGCTATTACCAGGCAGACACTTGTCGTAATAGAACTGCATATCTTGAATATCTCCTGATTTGGGAGCTTGAACAAAAAGACTTTCGGACATATACACACTACCTACCTGTAATTGCTATGCGTTAACACTATCAACCATGTAAACATCTAAAAGGAAATTGCTAACACACTCTAAATCTCTAACTATTTTAACAAGGGGATCAAGTACTACAGTATAATACTTGAATGTTTTAGTGTGCCTGGTCAGCCCGACAAGAACATGCGGACTATCTCGCGCGATAATATGTATAGGAGTAGGTGTAAGCCTAACCAAACACACATCATCGTACGTTTCTCCTTGAATCTCATGCACTGTGTTGACATTCTCATAACCTCTACTAGCAAGTGTGATTTTATCGCTCTGAGTAAAAGTTATGATTTTCCCTTTAAGAGGTCTTGTAACTGGATTCATCGTCGCTGCGCCGTTAACCACGTCCACTCCTACCGACCTGGTGGTCGTAGAGGTGGTTGTGACTGCACCTTCGTAGCGTTGATTGAGAAAATGTGTTACATCGACTGGACACCTCAGCGTCGTCCTCCTCTTCTCTGTCTCATCAACTATCAACTTACTGAAATGCTTTGGAAATGGAAAGTTTTGAACTCTATTAATGTACGGTATCTGCTGGGTATCTCCAAAGACAAAGGCTTCATCACACAGACTTAGAGTTACTAAAAAGTAAACACAGCCTGGATGCAACATCAAACCTTCGTCTATGAATAACCTCTTGAAATGATTCCTAGGACCTTTCCCGAGATTCATCAAGAAAGAATCAACCGTTTTAACATTATTATTGTTCGCTACAGTATTCCCGCATTGATTTGCTCTTTTCCTGATCATAGCAGCAGCTTCCTTTCCTGGTACTAATACTAAATCCTCATCAAAATTAACTCTTCTGAGAATTTCTTTAGTTTTCCCACATCCAGGGACGCCGTCTACCAAAGTAACCTTTGCAGAACTGACATGGGGTGGTTTATCACCCATGGACCCTTTAAGCACTCTCAGCTTTGCCATGTCAGAGTAAACCATTGACTCATTGGAAACCGCCACCTTACACCAATCAGCATCACAAATGGGGTTCTCATTGTCGTAGGACAGTATTGCTAAAAAGCATTTACCGTCAAACTTCTGCAC